CGGACAGACAGGAAAAGCCGCTCGATGCTATCGAAGCTCTCGAACTCCAGCTGGAAGTTGGTGGTGTAGATCGCGGCGGAACGGTTGGGCCGACGATTAGCCTGACGCTTTGCCATGCGGCGCTGGGCGCGGTTCATGGTTTGCGTGCTCATGCCACACCTCCCTGCGCAACACTGATCGCAATGGCAAACGGTTGCACCCAGATGGGCTGGCTGGAGAGGATGAAGGTTTCGCCGCTCCATGCCAGCAGCAGGGTGGTGCCCATGGTGTGGGCCATGGCTTTGGCAGCATAATCCGGCACGGCATTGCCGATGCGCTCGCGCCACGCCTGGTCGCTTAAGCCGTCGAGTTCCAGGAACTCTTCCGGTTCCACAAGACTTTGCAGTGCGGCCAGCTCCAAAGTGGTGAAGGGGCGGTGCCAGGTGTTATCGAGTGCGCGGATGATTGCGACCAGCTTCTCGTTGGCTTCCGGCATGCGTGGGTCAGCCACCGACCAGCGGCCGTTATCGTGTCCGGCGGCGGCGCTGACAGCCCCGCTGGTTTCATCCCATGCAGTCACACCATAGTGGCCGTTGGTCAGGTAGTGGTCGCCCTTGCTGCGCTGGTTGGCTGGGCGTGGGTCGGCTACGGCGAATGCGTCTTCACCTGCTGTGCTGGCGGCAATTACAGAGCCGGTGGAGTCTTCCCAGCCGTTGATCTTGTACTTTCTGACCTTGTAGTTCTTGCGATCAGGTGCCCGTGGGTCTGCCACAGAAAGAGCCCCACCGGCAATATGAGATGCGCCGGCAACGGTTTTGCTGTGGTCATCCCACGGCACGATGCGGTAGAGGTTCTGGTGCGCGTTCGGTTTCAGGTTGGGGCGTGGATCCGCGACACTGAACCCGCCCTGAATCGGTGAGCGTTGGCCGGTGACTGTGCCCGTTGATTCATCCCAACCGCGCACGCCGAGCTGGCCGTATTCGCCGCCCGCAGGGAAGCGTGGATCTGCGATTGAGAAATTGCCGTTGGTTGGTGAGTTGCGCCCGGCGATGGTGCCGGAGACATCATCCCAATTCTGTACGCCCAGCACGCCGCCGCGCATTTCAGGCACGATGAGGTAATCGCGCAGGTGTCCGTTCTCCACCGCCAGTTTATTGAGGCTGCGCCAATCGCTGCCGGCTTCAACGAATGCCAGGCGCACCCATGTTTTCCACTGCAAGCGAGGGATGCGATGCATCACGCCGCCGGCAGGATCGCCCGGCAATGGCATGCGGCCCAGCACGGTGCCGACTGCCTGCAGCGGGCGTTTTTCCGGTTCGTAGAGGAAAGGCGGCACCTTTTCAACGTGGCGGGCGACCAGCAGGAAGCGCTTGCGGCTTTGTGCCAGTCCGCCGATCTCGCCGCAGTCGTGCGTGGTCTCGGCGACGGCATAGCCGTAGCTGCGCAGCAGTCCGGTGATCTGGTCCAGCAGGTGGCGGCCACGGGTGGCGATGCGCGGCACGTTCTCGAACAGGATCAGCTCGACCGGGTCGTCTTTCCATGCTTCCAGCATCAGCCACACGCCGCGCAGGGTCAGGCGGTTCAGTGCCTGGTATTTATCGGTTTTGCTTTTGCCTTCGGAAAGCAGTCCGGAAAAGCCCTTGCAAGGGGCCGATAGAAACACGATGTGAGGGCGCTCAAAACCTGCCGCGCGATGAATATCTGCCGTGGTGGCCTCGCGCCAATCTGCGCCCGGCTCACGGCCGTGGAAGGCGATGTATTGATCGCGGTCGAACATATCCAGCACGGTGCCGGGCACGCCAGCCAGCTTGCCAAAGTCGCGGATGGCGGCCGGGTCTACATCAACCCCGCCGATGCAGCGGAAGCTGGCCTGCATGTTGCCGACGCGCGGGCTGGCTTTGTTGAAGCCGGCAGCCCCGCCGCCGAGGCCGCAAAATAGGTGAAAATGGCGAATTTCGACGGTGCTCATACCGACACCTCCACCAGTTGCACGAACTCGCCGACGGTGTTGAGTGCTTCTACCTGGTCATCGTCGATGCGGATATCGAGTTCTGATTCCACGGCCATGACGGCTTCGAGGATATCGAGGCTATCCATGCGCAGGTCTTCGACCAGGCGGTCGGTGTCGCTTACCGCGTCGATGTTCATCTGTACTAGGATTGCCTTGATGACGGCTTCTCTTGGAGTGCTCATGCTGCACCTCCAGAAATTCCAAGACGCTCGTTAAGGCGTATCGTTAAATCGTATGGGATTGGAACTGACTTTTCCGGCTCATTCGGCACCAGGTCTTCAATCTCAGGCCAGACTTCGAGCAGTCGCTTCACGGTATTAACGGACCAAAGTATGGCGCGGCAGTCGCGCTCAAATTCATTCTGTTCCACCTCTAACAGTTTCATCTCTCTGATCACTTCCATGGCGGCGTAGCGCATCGGATGACCTTCTCCAATTTGGTCAAACTCTCCAGTCAGGAAAGGGAATGGTTTTTCTCCACGAAGGTCGACTCTTCTGAGATACACATATCCATCATCTGTGCGAACCGATATGTCTCGCTGCTCGCGATAATTGAAAAACCCTCTCGGCAGCGCCCGCATGGCCTGTTCATATTCCCCGAAAGTGGTGCTGTAGAGTTTTTGCGCAAAGTCGCTCTTGAGCTTTTCCAGAGCAGCTTCTTTTTTATCGAACGCCCGGGCTATCGCCTTTTTCAGGATTGTTTCTCGGATGCTGTTGGTTAGACGCGCGCTCATGATGCCACCGCCGTTTCTTCCGACTTGGCGAGGTCTACGCCAATAAAAACATGCTTTCCCCTGGCGATCTCATGGTAGCGATCGACGGTCGCCAACAACCACTCGTGGGGGAACTCATCCGGGCGGAGCCTAATATAGAATTTATTGCCAACCCGGGCCGCAATGCTGATCTCGTTGAAATACTTGTTGCCGGCTTCGACCTTAACCACAACATCGTCAGTCGCTTGCGGGACCAGCACAGGAGTCAGGTCAAGCAGCAGCTTCAGAAGGTCGTCGTCACTGCCGCCGGAAACGCCTAATGAAAACGATGCAGGGTAAATTTGCATGTCTTTGTAGTAGGTATGGATCGTGCAGTGAACAGTGCCTACTCGGAAATTCCGTGCTGCGACCGGAACCGCGCGTTCAAGCCGATCCATATCTTGTTTTAGCGCCTTGGCCGTGAGCAGGCTCTTGGCGTAGATATCTTCGATTTCTTCTATCTGTTGGTCATAAAGCGTTTTCATTTCGGTCTCCTAAATCAAGGCAAGCTGGTTGGGGGCTTGCGTTCCCCTGTTGCGTTTTCTGTGGTGCAGGCGCCCGGCATAGACGATGTCAGCAATGACCTTGCTGAACATGGCCGACTGCATGGCGGTTTCGAAGGTGTAGCCGATGGCGTTGAGGCCGGTGCGGTTATAGGCCGCTCTCAACTCGGTTACTGTTGGTGCAGGCAATCCCGTGAATCGCATCATCCAACCCTCCGTCAGCTTTAGCGTTTGGCGGCGTGCCAGGCCAGGTGCCAGCTGTAATCCAGCCGGAAATAGAACCGCAGCGCGAGCCGTAGCCGGGCGGTGGTCTTTATGGCGCTTTCAATCAACGATCTGGTTTTGCTCAGCTTCATGGTTCAGTCCTTTCTGCTTGAGGGTTGAGGTGACAAAATCGGCAGCGGCCAGCAGCTCGGCTGCCAGCGTGCGGGCGTGCTGGGGCGACATGACGAAATCGGCCTGTGCAGCGCGGCAGGTGACGACGACCGCGCATTCCTGCTCTTTAAGGTCGATATGCGGCCAGGCGATGAGGGTGTTGAGGCGGGCGCTCATGCCGACACCTGTGCAAGTTGGCGCGCCTTGCGGCTATTGCAGTCGAGCTGGATGCGCCAGCCGGCCGGCACGATGGGCGAGAGCACGCTGCGCTGGCCGTTGGTGATGAGGTGCAGGTGCTGCGCTTGGGCCATGCGGGCGATTTCGAGCACTTGAGCTTCGTCCGGCACAATGACTGTGATGTGGTTCTGCATGGTGGTCTCCATTTCAAAGAGGGGCGTTTTTACAAAGTTCCAGCGCCTGCTCGGGCGTGAAGCCTTGAGCGACCAGCGCGTCGTATTTCTTCTTGGTGATCGCGGCCATCAGTTGATTGAACTCGTGGATCTCCGACTTCATCGCACGCAGGTTTTTTAAGTGGGTTCCAATGTCTGTCCCCGGCCCCTTGAAATTAATGATGTTGTCTTCCATGGTGGTCTCCTATGGTCTGCTTGATCAGGCTTCGAAAATCCAGCAGTACACCGTCTCCGGGCGTGCTGGGTGGTTAAAATCGCGGTTCTTGTTGTATTCGCGGTTGATGAGGCTGTTGACTGCCTTGGCCTCGACGAACTTGCGGGTGCGGCTGTTCTTGAGCAGTTTCTTGAGTTCTGCCAGGAGCGGGATCTGTTGTTTTTTCTCGGCGGCGTATTGCACGTACTGGTTGAGGTTGATGGCGATCAGCGCCGGGTCGCAGCTGTGGTTGAGGCGCGGTTGATCGTCGTCGCCATTGAGGTAATCGAACACTTCCCAGAAGGCCTGCACGTCCGGGTGATCGGCGTTGATGGCCTCTTGCCTTGAGATGGCCATGTCGGCCAGTTCGTCCCTGGCGGCTTCGAGCATGTCGGCATCGACCGGGATCACCAGCGACAGGCAATCGACCAGCGCCATGAGCTGGGCATGGTTCTTGATGATGCGCAGGTTCTTGATCTCGCGGATCTGCCCGAGTTGCTGTTCGTATTTGCCGACGGCTTCCTTGAAGGTGGAAATCACGCCGCCCTCGGCACAGATCGCCCGGGCCAGAAAGCCGGAGAGCGATTCGACCGGCATGCGCTCCAGCTGCTCGCCTGCCACCTTGCCGGCGGGCGTGTGGCTCTTGACGTCGCAGTGGATATGCACGATGCGTTGCATCATGGCGTCCGACGCTGCCACGGCGGCGTTTTGGCTGATGACGATGGCACCCCGGAATGGCGGCTCATAGGTTTCGTTGCCGCCATTCTTGATGCCGCGCGCACGCACTGAGCGGCCGTTGTCAGTTCGTCCCAGTCGAAGCTTTTGGCGTGGGCCTTATCTTCGCCGCCGCGATCGCTCTCGATGAGCACCACCGGCAGGTTGGCGACCTGCGCAAAGTTACGCGCCCGGGCGGCAAGGGTTGATTTCGACGGGTCGAAGCCTTCGTAATCCGCCCGGCCGGAGAGCTTCCATAGAAACTCGATCAGCGTGGACTTGCCGGCGCCCGGGTCGCCGACGATCTCGATGAAGGGATAGCTCTTGTGGTGCAGGCGGATCTGCTCGGCAAAGAATGAACCCATCCAAAAGGCCAGCGCGACGATGCCCTTGGCCTGGTAACACTTCCACAGCAACGGGATCCACTCGGTCGAGAATTCCTTGCGGTCGGTGTTGATGGCGAGCGACACGGACTGGTTGAGCGATTTGACCGAGAGCCGCCCGATCTCGAAGTAGTCTTCGTCGTTCAGTTCGACCAGCTTGCCGTCTTTCACGGCGATGTCGCTGAAGACATAGGCTGTATGCTCGCGGCTGTAGCCGATGAAATCGATGGTCTGCACCGTGCTCATGTTGTAGAGCTGGTCCTTGATGATGCGGTCCAGGTGCGAGGCGTTGCCACTGAACACCGCGCCTGGCGCGATGGAGAGTAGGCGCTTCTTGAACTCGGTGGCGCTGGATAGTTGCGCGCCGGTGAAGGTGTTTTTCACGCTGCCGCCGTCATGCGGGAAATCAACGCGCAGGTAGTACCAGCTTTCGTCGGTGAGCGTGTTCGCCTGGTAATAGAGCGCCTGCGGATAGCAATTGGCGATCTCGTACACGGTCTTGGCCTCGATCAGCGCCTTTTCCCTGATCTCATCCCGCTCAAGCGGGGTCGGTGCATCCTCGTTCTCGCGCTCGATGGCCTGGACCGCCTTGTGGTATTTGTCGAGATCCAGCTGAAACCACCACATGCGGTTCATGAAGCCGAAGAAGAAGCTGTGCTCGCCGGTGCGGTTGTAGATCAGCAGCGCCTTATCGGTTGGCGATTTGCTGATGAGCAGGGCGCCCTGATAGAGCGCTTCGTCGATGGTCTTGTCATTGAGGCGGCCAAGTTGATAGAGGTCGTTCCAATCCAGTTTTTTGCGGCCCCGGTTCTTGATCTGGGCAGCGCGTGCGACCCAGCCATCCTCCCGGCTTTGCTCCACATGCTTGCGCATGAAGCGAGAACCGGCCACGCCGTCATCCAGCGCCCAGATCAGTTTCGGGCGTTCGCGCCCGGCTTTGTCGCAGGCCTCGGCCAGCGCCTTGAGCGCCTCGGCCGGGTAGTTGTTGCAGCTCATGGCCGAGACGGCATGGCGGTCAACATGCATCAGCGCGGTGGCGTCGAAGATGCCCTCGACGATGAAGATCTCTTTCACATCCTCAGCGGTGAGATCGACCCCGGGCGCCTGCCACCAGTGGCCGCCGTATGCGCCCTTGAAATTGGCCTTGCGTTTACCGAACCGCTCCGGCCTGTCGATCAGGCGCTCCCAGTAACCGATGCCCGGCAGCTCAAAGCGCACGGTGGCGGAGCCGATCTTCAGCTCCGGGTTGTAATAACTCTCCTGCGTGTACCAGCCCTTGATGCGGGTGAGGTCGAAGCCGCGCCCTTCGCGCAGGTAGGCATCCGCCGCCGCGTTCGGGTTCTCCGGCGTTTGCTTGTGCCGCTCGCTCCAATTGCTGAAAAGCTCCGGATACAGATCCTTGATATGAAACTCTGCCCCGCATTTGTTGAGCCGTCCGCAGCGCAGCACCCACGGTGCATCGGCATTGGTGTAGAGCTCTTTCTTGTTGCAGGTGGGGCAGGTGCCGGCACGTAAAAAGCCCTTCTGCTCGGCTTTGAAATCAAAGTCGAACTTGATCTTGCGGAGGACGTCGGCGTGCAGGTTTGGGTTCATGTCTTATGTTTTTTTGCAAATTTCGGGTAAAAAAATCCTTATCGCCTTGAAAAAGGCGCTTTCAGGGGGTGCTGTTTTTACGGGGTTGGCGAGGGGCTCGCCGCAGGGTTAGCCGCTGGAGGTCTGTTTCTTCATGGCCTCAATCCTCTCTGATTGCGGTATGAACACCGCAGGGTTGGGGATGCGGCTCGGCACGATGGTGCGCACTGCCGAAAGCAGCGCCGCCCATGTGTGGCCACATTCAAAGTTGGTGCATTGATAGTAGATCTCGCGGGATATCTCCGAGACCTTCTTGCTGGTGCTGATACGCGCCCGGCTGGCACAGTGCGGGCAGCTGGCGTGGTTACCGCGTGACATTCTCACCCTCCGTTTCGGTCTCCATCATGGTCTGGATCACACCCTTGGCGCGGGTAAGCGCAGCGATCGATGAAATGGTCGCCTCCAGCGCCTGCTGTAGCTCGCCCGGCTCTATGCCATCTACCAGATCGGCATAAGCAGCAGTGACATCCGCAGTCTCTTGCATGATGTGGCGCAGCATGTCCAGCGGCTGCATGGGTTCTGCCGTCACCACGGGGCGGGCAGTGAGGCCGATATCGGCCAGCAGCGCATTCACCGTGCGCTGGCGGATAGGCATGGGCAACGCCTGCAGAATAGACCGGATGAAATTGGCCGGCAGCAGGTTGTTGTCTTTGGTGAGGTCGTCCAGCCAGCGGAACAGCTTGTTGGCGTTGGTATGCTGGCGCCGGAATTCGTCGCCGCTGCCCTTGAGATCGAAGGTGATACCGGTGACCAGGTGCGAACTATTGTTCACATGCGCCTGCACCACCTGGTCCGCCACCGTTTCACGGCTCCAGTCGTTCTCGCGCTTCCACTGGTTGATGGCAGCGGCGAGGATAGCGATCCACGTCTGGTTTTCGTGTGAACTGTTTCTCGTGACGGCTGGGCGGGCCATGGTTAGTCTTGTCCTGCCTGAGTTGTAAAAAGGGCAGCACGGTCGGGGGAGGTTGCAACCTTGCCGCCAGGAGATTCAGCGGGGGATGAGGGGGCCGCTGAATTTTTTGAACGGGTAAGCATGGCCATGCCGGCCAGATAGGTTTCTCGCGCAAATGCGGATTTTGTTTTTCCCTGCTCACGAGAAAGCTGCTCGGCCTCGATGCGCTCGTGCGGCATGAGACGCAGCGCAATCGGCTTGGTGTCGAATACGCCTTTAGGAGTTCGTTTGCGCCTTTGATTCATAAGCATATAATCTATTTCGTTACAGAATGGGGCCATTATGGGAAATATATTTACCAATGTCAACACTTGATGGGAAATTCTTTTCTCGTTTGGCTGAAGAGCGCAAACGGCTCGGGTACTCACAGGACTCCGCTGGCGAAGTTTGTGGTGTGAGCCGGAAAATGTGGGGCAATTACGAGGCCGGAAGAAACATGCCTGGCGCTGATGTGCTGGCCGCGTTCATGGGCGCTGGTGCTGATATCGGCTATATCCTCGGCGGCTCAAGGGTAGGCGCAGCGAAGACACAGGAAGACCTCGCTGCTTACAATCGCGGCGATATCGATATCATCGTCGATGCCTATGCGCACACGGATGATGAGGGGAGGGCGGCATTGCTGGCCGTGGCCAAGGTTTTGAATAAGTGAGAGGGTTGTGTATATGGCACCATATAAACATCACCTGAAGTTTTTCCGGGTACTTTCGATAGCCAGCGCCATCTGAAAAAGAAAGGGGAACGAGATGCAGAGCCTGTTCGGCTTTTTATTCATTATGATGATCCCGGTACTGTTGGTAGGCATGATCAGGCCTCAAGTATTTGCAGACCGGAAAACTGGAGAGGTGCCGCCGCGCAAGGTGATTGCGACAGGAGGCGTTGCCGTCATGCTGATATCACTCGTGATGATTGGTGTGCTTGGTGACGAACCCGCATCCGCCCCGGCTGTAACAGATGAGTCTGTGTTAGTGGATCAGGATGCTGAGGTGGTGAATTTCCCAGTGAAAGAAGCTCCACAGGAACTTCTGCGCCAGCCACTTGGGTTAAGTGCCGAAGCATTCAAAACGGGATTTAACAATGCCGCAAAAAATGCTCAGAGCGAATTTCGCATCGACAAGATCAACGTCGAGCGCGGCCCGGCAAACGATACCTTTACCAGCTACCTTTCAAAAAACAATGCGCTGATCGGTACCTTGGATCAGGATGGCAACCTGAAATCCATCACGTCGATATCTACGGGAGACGGTACGATTGAGTCCGGTGCGGATATGATAATTCTTTCTGCGCTGATCGTCCGGGCCGTAAGCCCTGGCATGGACAAGAAACAGGCCGGCGATATCGCATTGAACTTGATTCGGAAGACAAATGAGAACGGTGGAGAAACGGCAAAAAAACAGGTCGGCAATGTCGAATATTTCGCCATGTTTTCTGAAAGTCTCGGCTTTTGGTTTGGGGCCGAGGGCGCCAAGCTTTAATCATTACTCCATAGAATGCTTAGATGAAACGCTTCGCTAAAGAAGCAAGGTAACTAATAACTAAGGGATTAAATACCAAGAAATGAAAAAAATTCCCCAATTGGAAAGAGAGTATTGTAAAAGACAAAACATACTAAAATTAAGAATTGGTATAAAAAGAGCCAGCATTCAGAAAAACCAAAAACTCAGAAGACGACTTAATAAAAACGGACGTATTGATAAGAGAGAAACATTTTATCCTCCAGAACTCTTTTCACTCAACGGCAGAACAAATAGAGGGAATTTGTTGGATTTAATACGATCTATCACTTCTACTCTTTATAAAACCAGATCTAATGTCTTCATCAACTTTAAGAACACAAAGACCTTACATCCTTGCGGGACGCTTTACTTTAGCGCCCATATCTCATTATTGGCAGCAGCTTTTCCGGGCAAAATCACTTGCAGTTACCCTGATGACGATGTCGTTGGTCAGCTTTTTCAGCATATAGGACTATTAAGAAAACTTAACTTATCCGATAAATATAAAATTACAGCTGATAATGTAAAAGACTGGCACAGTGTTGAAGGGTTTGCTGCTGATGGGCAGAAATTTGAATCACTATTAAAGTCAATTGAGGATGAGTTAACAGAACCTATCAGAATGGGGTTGTATGAATCCATGACAGAAGCTGTTTTGAATTCTAGGCAGCATGCATATGATAGGAAAATGGTTGAGCAAGATCGGCAGTATTGGTGGATGTTTGCTAGAAAAGACGGTGATGTTTTGACAGTTGCGGTATATGACGCTGGAATTGGTATTCCTGGGTCGTTACGCAAAAAGCCTGAATTAATAGATATAATGAAAGGCTTAAGCCTCAGATCCAAACAAGCCGATAAAAAATTAATTGCTGCAGCGGTAGGGAGCAAAAGTAGCACCAGACTTCCTTGGCGTGGGAAGGGGCTGCCCGATATGATGGACTTTATTAAATCTACGCATGTCGGAGGTATATTGATACATAGCAATAGAGGATCTTACTACTATGCAGCTAATACAGAAAAAGAAATGCAGCGCGACTATGAGACCCCTGTCGCAGGAACTTTAATTCAGTGGTCACTACCCCTTGTAGAAAGGGAAGAAACGAAATGAGAGAAGTTATGATTTCAATTGCTAATGATTTTTCACGGTTCCCAGCTGGAAGATTTTACACAGACGGGCCAAATTCAGGACAACGCTTTCTTGAAGAGTTGTTATACCCAGCATTAAGTTCGAATTCTAAGGTTGTGATAGATCTGGACGGCGCAAGTGGATACGGATCATCATTTCTTGATGAAGCTTTCGGAGGCCTTATTCGAACACATCATATGAATATCAATGATCTTAAAAATCGACTCGAGATCCGAAGCTCTATTGAAACGTACAAGATGAGGATCTGGAAATATATACAAGAGTCAAAGCCGCAGTAATGAATTGTGTAAATATATGGGCGGTAACAATTGGCTGGGTACTTATTGTTGTTGGTTGGTTTATTACCAACGCTCAAAATAACAAGAGAGAAAGTCGGAAAGAACTTCGCGCTTCATTAGATGATGTAATTAGAGATATTCATGAGACGCAACTTAATGCCCTTAAATACTACACAAGTGAAGTTGACAATTCACACCAGCTTGCCTTTGAAATTAAGACATCACAATCACGAATTTTAAGTAAAATTGAGAGACTTAAGGCTATTCATAAGGGTTACTTTAGTTTAGAAAAGCTCTCTGAATATATGCACGCATTGACAGGTGAAGATTTTGAAAGCAGCCATAGGCATGTTAGATCTTATAATGATCAAAATGATGACTCGCTACTAAATATCACATTCCAGACGAATACTCTGATTAATCACTTAGAAACTGATTACTGTAATATCTTTGGCAAACACTAAGCCTACCAATCCTATTTTTCTAGTTTTAATTCCAGCTCTAACCTCGATACTAAGCCTGCGCCATCTGTGAGGGTGTGCACGGCCCGGGTGACGATCCAGTCTGTGCTGTCGATCGATGGTTTCCAGCCGCTGACGGTGGCGGGCAGTTCGGGGAAGATATCCGGACGGCCATGCGCCAGGGTGAGGCTGAAGTTGCTGGTGCCGCGCTTGATGCGGGTGAGTTCTGCACGGGCTGCGGATGCGGCGTTGGCCTTGTTGGCATACACATGCCGCAGGGTCTTGATGTTCTCGGCGCTGGCGGTGAGCGCATCTGCCGGCGCATCCGGCCCTTTGCTGGCGTTGATGTTTTTGGCAGTGACCAGCACTTCTTTTGTTTTGCCGGTGTCTGGATCCCGATACTTGGCCTTGACGGTGCCGTATTGCTGCTTGCCGCTTTGCAGGTCGCGATATTTGTTGCGGGCTGCGGTCATGGCCCCGCTTTTGGTTTTATAGACCCGCTGCAGGCTCATGACGCGGCCTGTGGCAGAGACGGTGCTTTGATCTTCGGCGGCCGCTGGGGCATATACGTCGTTGATGACGACCTCGCCCTTGGTGGCGTTGCGCACGTCGTTGT